GCAGAGTCTATGACGTTCTGTCCTCCACCTGTTTGTGAAGGAATACGACGTTGGTGGATTTCATTTTTAACACGTTCCACAAAGGCCATTGCCAAGTGACTAGGCATATTACCTACGTCAATATGGAATACACGGCGCTCTGGAGCACGTTGTATACGATAAATTAGAATAGCATCTTCTAATAATTCTTTTTGTTTGTAAACTTTGAATACATGTTCTAACAAACTGTTACCAAATGGAAAATTATTATCTAGTCCTTCTGATAAACTTAAATGAATGATATGTTTAGCATCAATAGCTGATTCGCGTTGATTTACACCAAAGCGTCCACTTGAATTTCCAGCACCTGCGCCATATGCACCACTTTGTCCGCCAGCTGTAGATCCCATATATCCGCCACCTGGCTGTGTTGCATTACCGCCTGCACGTGGACTTAGGTTAGGTACAATCTGTGTAGCTACTAGACTTTCAAAGTTAGGAGCAAGATCTTTAATAATGTACTGCTCTGGTTTCTTACCTTCGCTTTCATTTACAATGATCTTAACAACCTGCATAGGATCTATATAGTTCCATTTTTGTGTTTCTGGGTCACGGATAAAGAAAGCGTCACCGTATTTGAAAGTATTACGCATTATACGGAATATACGAGTTTCAAAACCATTCAGTTTGTGCCATTGTTGCATGTACTCGCCAAGGATTTTAACTTCTGAGTTAGTGCCCTTGTGACGCCAGTTGACAGTAAATGCGCTCTTACCGTCTTTTAACTTTTGTGTAGTAAACTCAGCTAAAATGTCTAGCGCCGCATTAACTTCGGGATCGCTGTCCATTACATCATACTGCTGATAACGCTCTAAACGATTAGGAGTCCCAGTATAAACATCGGGCAAATAACTAGAATAATTAGTACGTGCTGGGCCTGGACGATTACCAGAGTTTGATCCGCTGATAGTACTTAAAGAAGTACCTGTTGGCACTGGTGAAAAATACTTTTTCCAACTCATCTAATTAATATCCTTTAAACGGCAAGCCTGTTGCCGGTCATTTTGCCACTCATGTCAGCAGTTTCTCTAGTGTGTTCTTTCATTTCAGAGGTGTGGCCAACCATAGTCATTATACCTTTATTTAACTGTTCTAAACTATCATGCAGGTCTTTTAGAGTTATACCGCCACCTAAAGACGCTAGATTAGGTTCATTATCTCCAGTTTCAACAGGGGTAGCTGTAGCTGTAGGTATAGCGGCTTCTGATTTTGGTTTAAAATCTTTCAATGCGCCAAATAAACTATTAAAATCTGCATTTTCTTTAGGGTTAAGTACACGTTCACCTTTATGTAGTAGTGCGATCATATCCTTTGGTTCAAAAGTTTGTCCTAGTGTCCCTAGTGTCCCCAGTTCTCGTTTTTGATCTTTTCTAAGTTTAGGATTTGGTAGTGGAGGTTCTGATTCGGTATTTGGTTGTGTTTTGTTTTCTTCTTTTTTCTTTTCTTCTTTTTTCTTTTCTTCTTCAGTCTTAGGTATAGGTTTAGATGGTGTTAGTAATTTTAAAGCATCTGACAATGCTTTAATTTCTGCAGGACTTTTATTAAGTTGAATGTTAAGTCCTTTCATAGCGTCAGCGGCCATGTTAGCGGCATTAACATTCCCTATCAGTATAGAATTTTGTAGTTGCAAATCTGCAGTAGTAGCGCCTTTAGTAGTTTTACCAGATTGTACATTAGATATTTCTTGACCTATTATACCCTGTGCTTCTTCAGCAGTAGCACCTCGACCTTGTACATAGGCTTGTCCTCCGGCTAATGCATTACCTTGAGGACCAAATGCTCTACTATATGCTCCTAATAATTCTGCTTCTTCTGGAAACAGTTCTGCGGCCAACGCCATATCAGCAAATTCTTTACTGTTAACACGTTCGTTATACATGCGTTTGGCAGTTTCAATGTCTGCCAATGCTAGCTGTTTTTCATGATCATTTGTTGCTTTGGATAAATTTTTAAGACCTTTTTCTAATAATATACCGCTTTCGCCCATAGCTGCCTGCGTTCCAGCAGTTTTCATAGTGGCGCCACCGTAGGCCGCTATGTCTGATGCAAGATCCTGTATGTCTTTGCCAAATCCCACTGTAGCGGCCTGTGTTCTAATGTAGGCTTGTTTTTCTGCATCAGTTCTTAATGATGCCAATATAGCTTGCTGTTTGCTTTCAGCTAGTCGATCCATAGTAGCTTGTGCTACAACTGCTCGATCTTTACCGGTAGCAATGGCAACTTTGTCAAATTCGTCTGCAAGAGCTTTAGCATTGGCAGCGGCTTGGCGTTGTCCAGTTTCTGATGCTAGATTAATGGTAGGATTACGTTGCATACTAAGGACTAACGCATTGGCTAAAGTTTCGGGATCCATTCTTGGATTTTCTTTTCTTAGTTCTGCCAATACTTTTTGCATATTGTTAATACGCTCATCTTGCACTCCGCCTGCAAACTGACTACCTGTAGATTTTTGTAGAACTTTGTTTAGTTCTTCATAAGGTACTGCTGAACGAGTTTCTTGTTCTCTTTGTCTTAAAAATTCGCCAGTACCGCCTTGACGTATATAATTTTGATTTGATATCGCACTGTCTTTTATTATAGCTACTGCTTCTGATGCAAATTTATTTTTTAATCCGGGCACAATACTTGATATTGCCTGAAACGCTTCTAATACCGGTTGTTTTTGTCCACCAATAGCCTTTAGTGTTGCGCCAGCATCTAGGCCATAGCTGGCAACATCTTTTAATGCACTTCCAGCATCTTTAAAAATTGCTTGAGCATTTGGAGCCGTAAGATCTAATTTACCGCTAGAATTGACATTTCCGCCGCCTTTTCCAGTCTTAAGAAACGTTACGAGATCATCTAACGTTTTGTTAATTTTTTCTAATAAACCTGAAGGAACTGGTACTGTGGGATCAGCCATAAAAAAATCCTTGAAAATATACGTATATAAATACTATATCATATATTTATCCGGAGTATAATATGGCCATAAATCCCTTGCAACAGTATTTTAGACAACCAAAAATATTTGTTAACTTGCCTAGCCACGGGGCTTATTATCAGCCCGGTCTAATACAAGGAGACATCAATAACTTGCCAGTACACGGCATGACCGGTATGGACGAAATTATCATTAAAACTCCAGATGCACTATTCAGCGGTGAAGCCAGCGTTAAAGTTATAGAAAGTTGTTGCCCAAGCATTAAAGATGCATGGTCATTGAATGAACTTGATACCAATATGTTGTTTACTGCTATACGTATAGCTACCTACGGTAACACTATTTCAGTGACACATACTTGTTCAAAATGCAATACTCCTAATGATTACGAACTTGACTTGTCAGTTATTATTGAGCATTTTGCTTCTAGACACTACGAAAGTAAAATTGTATTCCAAGATCTTACAGTTAATATCAAGCCACTGACTTACAAACAATTAACTGACCACAATCTTAAAATCTACGAATTACAAAAACGAGTACAACAGGCCAATGCTATCGAAAATGAAGATGAGAAATCATCTGCAATCAATAAACTGTGGGAAGAACTGGCAGCCGTGCAGTTAGAAATGAATGCCAATCATGTTGAAAGCGTAGAAACTCCAACGGTTACAGTTACTGAACGAGAATTTATTGTTGAGTGGTTAAAAAATTGTGAAAAAGACACTGTCGATCGTATCAAAGAACAAGTTGAATACAATCGCAAACAATGGTCTGTGCCAGATTTTAAAGTAGAATGTAATGAACCGGATTGTAAAAATCCAGGATCAGTGCTACTTGAACTAGACAATTCAAATTTTTTCGTCTAGGCCTAATTGATAAATCCGCCTCTGAGATTCAACAAGAGTTAATTAGGCTAGACGAAGAAGTAAAAACATTCAAAGAAGAACTGTTTAGAATTGCGTGGTATATGAGAGGCGGTGTATCAGTAAATGATATGCTGTTGGTCTATAGTTACGAAGATCGAAAATTCATGTACACCATTATTAAAGAAAACATTGACGCTACTAAAGAAAGCGGAATGCCTTTAATTTAATTTATTGTCTAGGTATAGATTTGTAATAGCCAGGTTTAGTCCATGC